CAAGAAAAGAGAGACTACTTACAAAGGTGCTTCTAGTAAGAGGACATCTGGCATTACACCCAAGAATGATAATCAAAAACTATTAATTGATTCTATAAAGTCATCTTGCCAAGTAATTGTATTTGGTCCTGCAGGGACAGGTAAGACTTATGTAACAACTACAATGGCGGCTGACCTATATACAACTAAAGCTATTCATAAAATTGTAATTACAAGACCTATGGTTTCAGTTGGAAAAGAAATTGGTATTCTACCAGGAGATTTAGGAGAGAAGGTAGCTCCTTGGTCTTTACCAGTACTTGATGTTTTAATTAAACACCTAGGAAAAGGTGCAGTTGAAACAGGTATTAAAAACGGTAACATAGACATGGCTCCTTTAGCCCTGATGAGAGGTCGTTCGTTTGACAATGCTTTCATCATTTGTGATGAAGCTCAAAACATAACAACACATGAGCTTAAGATGCTACTTACTAGGGTAGGGGAAGGCTCTACTATAGTTCTTAATGGAGACATACAACAAACAGACCTTAAAGAAGGAGATGGTCTAACCAAGATTACCCACCTAGCTAAGAAATATAGCTTACCAGTACCTATAGTTGAGTTCACACTAGACGATATCGTAAGATCAGATATCTGTGCACAATGGGTTAAGGTATTTTATGCAGAAAAGATATGATTCCCAAATGTTCATGGTGCGGAGACAGCACACTAAAAGGTTTTAAATGTAAACTATGCGGAGAGAAGACTATGGCTAAGAAGAAAAATGAAGAAATAGTGAGAGAACCACAACACTACTCACGTTGGGTAATAGAACCCATTGAATTTATAATGCGTAACAAGTTTGAGTTCTGGAGAGGTAACATAATAAAGTATGTTGTTAGAGCAGGGTTTAAATCCTACGAGGGTAAAGACTCTACTGAATCAGAAATTATTGATTTAGAAAAAGTAATAAGGTACTCAGAGATGCGTATAAATCATTTAAAAGGTAAGGATAAGTTATGAAATTTGTAGTAACAGTTATACTAATTGCATTAGCTTTAACAATAGGTGTGCCTATGACTGCACACTCAGCTGATATCACTCACAGTGGTTCTCAGATAATTCTTGAGGGTAAGATTAAGAATGATGACTACAAAGAGTTACAGAGAGTTGTAGATAGAACAGGTATAAAGTCTATACGACTTAACTCTGATGGAGGAGCTGCTATAGAAGGTTATCAAATAGGCTATACTATACGTAAAAACAAGATGAGCACTGTAGTCAAGAGAGGGGATAGATGCCTCAGTGCCTGTGCTGTTGCCTACTTAGGTGGTACAAAGAAGTATAACTACGGTATCCTAGGCTTTCATGTAGCTTGGGCTCAACAATCAGGTAGAGACTTTAATGATGGTATGAAAGCAGGTCAACTCTTTGGTTCTATAGACGCTATCTACTCTTTTAATATGGGCTACACAGCCCAACTTAACTTTATTGTATCTCAGATAACTAGTAAAAAAGACTTTCTTGTACTTAGCCTAAACGATCTAAAACTATTTGAAATGGAAGATAAAGAATACACACATTTTCAAGAACTGCCTAAAAACTGGATGTCTGACAGACTTTATAACCCACTTAGACTTCACCTACTAACAGGAGGCCGATAATGGATAAATGGAAATGGTGGTTCGTCACTAACTCAGGTATCTTAGCCTTAGTTATAGGTCACATTAAGTTTGATCTATTTAATCAATTATTAACATCAGATAGTACATATCTTACTTTTCTTATAATTGCTATCTCTATAGCAACATCAGCATCTATGTTCTTTAAAAGAACTGATATGCATTGGTTTGCATCAGACGCAGTTTTATCCATAGGTATGGTAGGAACTCTATTTGGTTTTCTTATGGTGTTAGGTCAAAGCTTTACAGACATAGACACAAGCTCAGTAGAGAGTATGACAGATGCTATCGGTATATTGGCTACTGGAATGTCTACAGCTCTTGTAACATCTCTTGTAGGTCTTATAGCTTCCTTGTGGTTAAAGCTACAGCTAGTTATACTAGGAGATTGATATGAGAAAATACAGCAGTAATCTAGCCTTTGTTGATCTATTGTTCAACTTGCTTGTTGGATTTACTAGCCTGTTTGTTATTGCATTCTTACTAATTAATCCAATAGCTAAACAAGGGGTAGTTGACCCACCTGTAAAAGTTATGTTTGAGATATCGTGGGATGATAAAAGTTATCACGATATAGACTTATACTTAAAAGGACCTGACAATCAAGTTGTGTACTACGCAAATAAATCTAATGGTTATATAACTCTAAAAAGAGATGACTTAGGTTTTCAAACAGATACATACGAAGTTAATGGTAAGATAGAAATAGTAGAACGTAATTATGAGATTACTACTATGTCGAGTTTACCTGACGGAGATTATATAGTCAATGTTCACTTCTATGCAAGAGGTAAACGTAGACCTACTGATCCTGTCAATATTAAAGTAGCTGATTTAAGTCAAGAGGTATCTGTACGGGTAACAAGTATACAACCTTTTAAAATAATAGCTGATACATCTACAATACTTAAATACTTTCAAGAAAGAACTATACTAGTTTTTAAAGTAAAGGATGGTAAAATTGTAGAAGTAAGGGATGACATACAAGTCAGGTTAAGAAAGAAACATGCACAACAGGGAGGTGGGTTCTAATGACTAACATATATATAGTGTACTTACTACTAAGCACTTTTGTAGTATTTCTAATGTTCTACTCTAGGCTAAATGTATTCGTCAAAGCTTTAGCTTTATCGGCTACAATTCTTTTAGGTTTACTTACACAGGCTCACTACATACTACAGCTAGGTAAACCTATAGAGAAGTACCCTTCAGACGAATTTGTTTATGTTCATCATATGTCTGAAGTAGACAAAATATATGTTTGGATATGGACTAATGAAGCAGGTAATAGACTACACGTAATACCTTACAATCAAGACACAGCTGAAGAGTTGCAAAAAGGTAAGGAAAAACAGCAAAAAGGCTCTACCCAAAAAGGTAAGTTTTCTAAAGCTAAAGACGGCTCTAACAACCCAGGTCTCATGATAGACACTTGGAAAGGACCGAAGAATTTAAATAATAAATAAAGGAAGATATAGTGACTATATTAGAAATGGCTAAGAAGACTATCAAAGAAACAACTAAGGTTGCGGCGAAGGAGCCTAAACCAGAACCTGCGATGCTACCTCCTGGCTCTTACCTAAGAGAACACGGTATGCTTATGCTAATAGATAAGTTTGATCAAGAGAAGATCATGCCTCTAGTAGCTGCTATATACGAATACAATTTAATGCCAGAAGATTTAAGACCAGATCAAATTACATTAATAATCAACAGCCCAGGAGGTTCAGTACACTCAGCCTTCCACCTTATCGATGCAATTAAAATGTCAGAGATACCTATAGTAACAATAGGTAAGGGTCTGGTAGCTTCTTGTGGTGTACTAACTATAATGGCAGGAGATAGAAGACTACTCACCCACAACACTTCTGTTATGTCACACCAGTACTCGTGGGGTTCAAAAGGTAAAGAACATGAACTACATGCAATGATTAAAGAGTTTGATCTAGCAGGTGATCGTATGATAAGTCACTATAAGAAATGTACTAAGAAGTCTGAAAAGTATATACGCAAACATCTATTACATCCAACTGATGAATGGCTTACTCCAGAGGAGTGTATCAAGCATGGTATTGTTGATGAAATAGTTAACACTTATTAGGGGTTGACAAGGAGGTGTACTTATGGTACACTTCCTTATATTCAAATAAAGGAATATGTTAACATGACCACCAAACGCAAAAAGCCCCCTGCTCCTAGTTTGGAACAAGAGGCTAAAGCCTTTATTAAATCTAAAGAAACAACCACTGTGAATGTTCCTAAGAGTCTCTCCTCTCATAAAGAACAACTAGCAGCTTCAGTCCTAGCTGGACTGCTAGGTTCCAGTGGAGGTAATCGAGCAGAAGAACTCGTACAAGAAGCATACAGGTATGTGGACCTCTTGCTTCAATATAAAAAGTAAACAAACTTAACCCCCTTCAGTTTAATTACTGTTGGGGGTTTTTTCTATTTATCAACATATTTAATCATAAGGTAGGCAATTAAAGCTGCACCGACACCAGTGCATACAGCTTCAGCCAAAGAAGGCCCGAAGTGTGTAGGGTGTATCAAATAGTCTGCAACCATAGTTAATAACCCTATAGTTATTGTTATAGTCATTTTGTCGTCTTTTAGTAACTTAGAAAAACTTAGTATTACAAAAGCTAATCCTGCAATGATTCCTGTCTTAGAAGCTGTCAATGCATGACTAATGGTTATTGCTGTTAAATCACCTTGTACCATAAATAATAAGCATGATGTCCAAGCTTCTCGAAACCTTTTTAAGAATAACTTTGTTTTATTTCTTAGTGTATTCATCACTTACTAGCTCCTACAAACCCTGCAACAACACCAATAATCCCTGTTATGCTCATCTGTAGTAATTCAATAATGTTCTGATCTAGTTCTGCGTTGTGCTCTG